AAATGGTCTGGGCGGTGTTTTTGCTTTTCTAACTTTGATATATCTGAACCTTCTAGTTCCTTTCTTTAAAGATTTTTGTATTACTGAACTTCTTCTGAAACTGGTTAATGCTGTGTGCAAACTGGTTCTGATCTGATAAATTCTTGGTAAACCAATCTTATCAAATAAATCATTTACTTTTATATCTTTAATTCCAATATAAATCTGTCTAGCAACTTGGCTTGATACTGATATATTAATTCCTTGTAATACCCCAATAACTGTAGCAACTTCATTTACTATTAAATTATTAATCATAGCAACTTCTGAACTTTCAAATTCAAAGTCGTGCTGTAACACTTCCAGTTCATATAGAAACATTTCAGTAACATTTTCAACCCTATCTGTTACTTCCGAAGGTAAACCAGAACGCATTTCAGCCAGAAGGCTAAACTGTTCTTCTTCTGATCTGGCGTTAGTAATTAAGGTAATCTGTTCAGTTAAGTATAACCTATAATAACCTTCTAATTCAGCTATAAAGCTATTTACTAACCGTACCCGATTTTTGTACACCGCTTCTGGATTTACTTTCACTTGTAGCCTTTTTATTACTATTTATTGCTGATTCTATTTCCATTAACCTTGATTCTTCCTTTTCTTCATTTAATAAATCATCAGAAGTATTTTCTATTTCGTCTAATATCTCTGATTCTTCCGCAAATGATTGTGATTGAACTAACTTCTTATGAACCGCTTTAGTAAGTGTTGGATATCTAGCAATTACATCTGAAAGCCTAGTAACATAATTAATGAACTTATCAATATCATCTTCGTCAATGTCTTCCTTCCAAGCTAATTTCCCTTCAAAGTCAATACTGTTCTGGAACTGGGCAAAATGCTGAACCGAAGTATTTAGTACATCTAAAAATTCTTGTCTAATCATTTTAATATATGTAAACAAGTCTTCTTTTTGCTCTTTAAGTGTATCTGCTGATTCGCCAGTTCTTGAATTTTGGTTTACTGTTCGCTTCTGCAAGAAGGCAATTCTGAAAAAGTCTTGAATATCATTTGATATTGATTCACTTAATGCAATTGGATTTGTCGGATCTAGTTTAATCACTTTATCGTCTTGGGCTAATTTAGTAATAGAACTTGCCCCCAGATAAACTTCTGTATCTTTATCTTTTCCAGTCGGTGCCTTTAGATCAGTCATTATAAAAATTCTGTCGTAGGCTTGATAATAAAGAATATTGTCATAACTGGATTGTTTGTTATAGATCTTTAATGCTATTGGTATTAAATCCTTAATATAGCTTTCTGACTGCCTAGAACTGGCAATTGGTATAAATGGTAATTCTAAATTACTAATCTCTTTATCCAGAACCCAATGTTCTGATAAGTTAGTATCTTTTCTAAGATTTGTATTCACATTTAATGATCTTACAGTTTCTTTAGTGATATTAGATTTATAAAACTGAATATTGTATTTATCATCTTTTAAATAATTCAGCCTACAATATAAAACTTCTTTAGGTTGTTGGGTTAAATCCCCGCCCCTAGCTTCTTCATTATAAAATTCATATCTACTTGCAATAAGTTCATACCCACGCATTGAATTTTCTTCTTTATACTGATATTCCCAATCTTTATGATCTAACGGGGCAATTCTAGTAAAGTATGGCAATAATCCCATTTCCTTTTCTTCTTTGATTGAATTAGGCTTTGTATCTGATTTATCTGTTAAGTTATAACAAATTCCATAAACTAAAATGTCTTCAACTAACTTTCTGGAATACTCATCAATTGTAGAATTGAAACCATCTATATTATTTAATGCTTCGCCCATTATCTCATCTACTTCGTCTGTATCAAATCCACCTTTTAAAATTAAACTGACTAATCTGTTCACAATCATTTTAATATAATTTATATATTCGGTTCGTTCTTCTCGATTGTTTCTTATTCTGGTAGCAATTTCTTGAAGTCTGGAATCACAACCTTCTGCTAAATTTTCCATTTCGTGCAAATAAAGATACTTAGGCTGTGTCATAGTAGATTTTTTTCCTTCCAGAATATCCCTATATTTTTTCCAGTCTTCCAATAATTCGTTGTATTTTGGATTGTTAAATAATTCAACGCCTTCTTTATTTCTATTCTTATCGTCCATAATTTCCTATAAAATGGTTTTTATTGTCATATACCGCACAAACATAATATTTCAATGAATCCATTGGGTGCGTCCAAGTATCATTGGAAGGTTTATCTAGCTTCTGCCGTTGCCCATTTTTCCATACCGTATTTGTTACCGATCTAATTACATTTGGGCAATTATCACAAATAAATAATTCGTCTTGAAAAAATAGCTTCTGGACTAAATCAACTGAGACCCTTTCAAGCGGATTTGATTTAATTGCCCGTAAACTAATTTTATTGTACCCCGCTTCTTTTAATATACCTATAATATTATCGTAATCAGAAGCCCCATTTCCTTTATGACTTCTGGCACGCCCAGAAGAATCGCCATATATATATATTGGGGTGTCTTGGAAGTCTTTCAGCGGGAACTTAACTATAAATTCAACAACGGCGTCTTCTAAAGTTTCGCCATTGCTATTTGCTTCGTCAATTACATAATTAAATCTTTTTCTTTTTCCCGTATGCTCGTCGCTTTCATAATAAGTTTGAACCACTACCCATTGCGGGCAAATGTTAAAATCCCAACTTAAATGAATATCAAAATATGGTTCAGCGGGCATTGGTTTCTTGATATGAATTCCATATTTGAAATTAGAATAAGCCATACCAGAAGTGAACGGTCTAAAAAAACCATATACATAAGAATCAACTTTATTTGCATTGTGCTGATAAGCCTTTAATAAACTTGGTATATAGGTCTGGGCTAAATTCTGTTTATTTGAAAAGGTTGTAGCTCTGAACCTTCTCTTTTTAATCTCTATCTGTTCGCCTTCCAGTTCTATCATATCAGTTTTAGTATGATCTTTATCTTCGGATTTATCCCAACCAGATTGTGCATCTGAATCAGCTTCTTCACTGAACCAGTTTAAACCTTCTGGCGTTGAACTCATTAACATCTGGGGCTTTGTATTTGAACCAACAAATCTGCAACGGGCAACCGCATTATCATAAACTTGTCTAACCATTAACGCTGATTCGTCTAGCCACGCAAAAGCTACTCTGTTAAAACCAACAATCTTTTCTGGCTTTTCCCCAGTTAGGAAGTGAATTACATTACCATTGCCCAGATCTATTTTTAATTCTGATTTATTAATTGTATAATGTTTTCCTTCAATCCTTCCAAATATATTTAAAACATCTCTATATGTGGGAATCAGTACATCTTGGATCAAAGAATATTTAGGCATTATATTCAGAATTTCAGTATTAGGGTTTTTCTTAGCTCGGTCTAAACTCCATAATACACCAGAAAAGGTTTTCCCTATTCCATAACCACCAGTTACAAATAAATAATCAGATAAATAGTCTTCTATACACTCTGACGCCCACCATTGTAAATCTATGGTCTTTTTAACTGGCATTAAATAAATACATTAATTTCTAATATAAATTCTATTACTTCCCACGCTAACCTACCTAAGAAAACAAGCCAAACTGATTGAATTGCAATAGTAATTGAAGATATTAATGTAATTGCTAATATTTCCAAACACGCTTTTCTATTTATCATTTTTAAAACCTTCTAATAATTTATTTTCTTCAATCTCTTTTCTTGTTGGTATGATAGTTTTCCCGCCAACTTCTCGGTTACAAGGGCACATCTCATCTGTTAATAAGCCGTCTAAAACTCTTAATGTTTCGTGGGTGCTTCTGCCTACCCCCCAATCATTAAAGGTTCTATGTACAACTTTTCTGTCTGGGATTGAAATTATTAGCGTGGTTCTGGTCGGAACTATCTCATCAAATTGCGGATTGAAATCTATTGCCCCAAATGAATCGGAATATTCTAAAGTAGCATCTGGAATATAAGTATGTTGAGTTTTGTTTAATATACCTTCAAAATACTTTGATTCTCTGATCCAGTTGAACCAGTGTTTGTATTTAGATTTGGATATAAACATCAAGCCACCTTCTCGCATCTCTACTTCTGGAAGTATTTTTAAATACTCTGCTACTTCCGTTGGGCAAACAAATGTTTCTGCCTTTGGTATAAATACTATTATTAAAAACTGCATATCTAAAGTTTCTAATTCGTTATCTACTCTATATGATTCTATTAAGTGATCTATTGCTAAATTTCTCTTTAATCCCATTTTATTTGTCTTCCGATTCTTTAGGTAATTTATTTATTATTATATCTGGAAGTTCAGTTACTTCAATAGTATTTTTTTCACGCCAACCATATTGAGTTTTTAAAACAAAAAAGCACGCTGATAAATTACCACCTAAAGCCTTGCCGTAAACTGTATCTGCCAACTTCTTTAGCATATCTGACTTCCCAAATTCTAATTCTTTTGGATAAAACTTATTTAATGTCGGAAGGCTGATTTGTAATACATTGGCAATCTGGTCGTTGGTCATACCGTATGACTTCATTGTTTTGATCAAATTCTTTTTTCTTCCAGTTACTCTATGAGTAGTTGAAACGCCTTTATTAACTTTTGTATCGGTCATCTGTTTATAGCTTAAATTAAATTAACATTTGTATCAATATTTATTATCAAAAATATAATCAACTGCATAATCAATTATAAATTGCGGTCGGTCAAAAATTGCGTTGCAACACCAGATAAAATTGAAAGGTCTTTTTTCACAATCTGATTCTGGGTGTATGATCCAATCCCTTGCATCTCTGAATTTCAAATATAAAGTTCTTTCATACTTAGTTAGTTTAAATCCAAACTTTACTTTGTCTGCTGTATCTCTGATCGTTGTGCTTGAAGCTGTTGGTCTGTCTTGGTTTATTGAATTTTTAATTAATCCTACATCAAAAAAACCATAATAGACTGTTGCCATTATTAAATTTTCTTCTGGGCTTCCTTCTTCTTGGGCTAAATTGAAGCAATCGCTGGGTATAGAAAAATATTCCTTTGAATTGGAATTAACATTAAACAAACTTCTAGCGGTTCTTTTTTTTTGCCCCAAATTGGTATCTTTTCTGTAATTTTTACAAATATTACCCTATTTTTTCTATTCTGTAAATATTACAAATTCAGTTGTTGATAAACTGTTAATAACTAGATTTTTTCTTATATCAATACACTATAGCAAACGCCACCAGTGTCGGGGGGGGTTGCCACCAGTGTCTGGGGGGGCTGACACCAGTGTCATAATATATATAAACTTATATATAAATATATAATACACAATGATTTTTTTAATATTTACATTTGTATTTTTATAATATAAGATCTTAAAAAAATAAAACTTAGTGGGGGTTATGGAATCAAATTATTATATTTATGTTCAGCAATGGCAATATTCAAAAATTACTACAGCTGAAACTTGTTTACTTGGTATAATTCAAGCGTTTTCAAGTAAATCTGGGGTATGCTTTGCGGGAAATCTTACTTTATCGAACGCTATGCCCTTAAATCAATCTGGATCAAACTATTCTACCCGTTCAATTCAGCGTATGTTGAAAATGTTATCTGAAAAAGATTTAATAAATATTGATTTTAATGATAACAAAAGGCAAATTTTTATTAAAGCAATAGCTAGCCCAATGGGATCAGTTGCCCCAGTAAAATCAGATGATTACTTTGATCAAAATTTTAAAGACTTACTTCCAGAACTTGAAATTGAAAATTCTAAAGAACTATCTGAAATTATAAATCTGTACTGTAAAAAATTAAAAAGGCTTAAAAAATTAGATCTGGAATCAATGAAGTTAAGTTTTGAAAAATATAAAGGTAATTCAGCTTGGTTGATTGAAGACATTGAAGTTGCATATTTTGGTGGATATTCTACTTTTTATTATTCTGATAGGTTCGCCAGAAGGGAAAAAGGGGAATCTGCTCTGGATCGTAATCAAGAAAATGAAAACACTTGGCAAAATCTTCTCAAATTTGCTTCTAAAGGATATAATTATGATATTCTATCCAATCGCATAGAAGTTTCAAAATCACTTCCAGAACCTATAAAATTGAAACTTCTAGAAGGTATTAAATCAATAGGTTGGAATAATATTAGAAAAGCTGATCCGTACCACCAGAAGCAATATAAAAAAACATTATTCACTTATCTAAACAAATAACTTGGTTTGCGTTACACTTTAAGGCTTAACCGTAACACAAATTAAATCCACGCCCACTGATTGGTTTTATTTTGGTCTGTAATATTTACAGTAATTTAAGTTAGAATCTGCTGACTATCTGCTGACTTTTTTATTTGGAAGGGCTAAATACTTTTTTAAATGGTCTATTGCTTCCAGTGAACTATAACAAACTGAACACGCATAACCAACGCCAGACGCATATTTCATAAACTCAATTTGTTTTTCAGAAGGTTTGTTTGGTCTGATTTTCATTTCAATATATAAACCAGAATATCGCCCTTTAGGGCAAGGCAAGAATAAATCAGATATTCCCGCCTTGACGCCTTCGGCTTTTAACTCTCTGGCAATCTTTGGGTGTCTTTTGCCACCGTTCGGTATAGCGTGCAACCAGATTAAAGCGGGGTGTCTGGGGGACATTAACCTTGCCCAATCGATTACAGCAACTTGTTCTCTATGCTCTCTGTTGAACATATTAAGTTACTCTTGCTGTTCCAAGTCGGTAGCTACTTTGTTTAATTTTAATGAAATAGCCCTAATTACATTTGATAACTTCTCATTGAAGTCATAATCTGAATTAAGATTATCTAGAAGTTTACACCTAAAAGCATTTCTGGATAAACCCATACGCCTAGCCAATTCAGATGAATTTAAGCCTACTTCACTAAAAATTTTATGATATTCTTTTAATCTACCTTTTCTGTCTATTTCTTCCATTTTTTACTTTTGTTAATTATTTTGAAACTTATTATTTACATTTGTATCATAAGTATATATTGTAATGATACAATTGTAAATAAAAAGGACATAAAATTATGAACACAAAAAAAGAACTTAAATTAAACCTAAGCCATTTAAACAATGATGCTTTTAAAATTGTTGATGCTGAACTTAATTCTTTAAAAGAATTAGTTTTTGTATTTAGTGATAAAAGTTTAGATTGGAAGAACTGGCAAACTATAGCGGTTTACAACTTAGCAAACTCTATATCGTTAAAAACTGAAAATACTAATAATGATTTTTATATTGATAAATTAGAATTAGAAGAATTTAGATTAAACTATACAGAAGAAGAAATTAGTTTTGCTGTATGGGATTTATACCAGAACTGGGCGTTAGATACTTTAAAAGAAAGTGCTAATGAATTAGATTTAGATTATCATTATGACGGTTCAGAATTACCTTCTGTATTAAAAGTTCTTAAATCACTTGACGGAAATGATGAGCAATATTTATTAAATACTTTAGATGGGGCTTTAAATGACTAATAGAATATTTACAGAAAAAGAAAGACTGGAAATAATTGCAAGGAATCGTTCGGTTCCTTCCAGAAGAATAGCAACTACATTTTTAATTAAAGATGTTAATAAGCTAATTCGCAAACAAAATCGAAGAAACTTAATTAAAAAATTAAAGTTTTGGAACTAAATAAAATTAAACTCTTTACATTTGTATCAATTAAAGATACAAATGTATTTATAAATTATTAAGGACTATATTATGAAATTATATGAAATAACCCAAGAAATCTGGGAAATAACAAAAAACTACCAGTGGGACGAAAAGGGAAACACTATTAACCCAGAAACTGGGGAAGTAGATATCAAGTTAAAAGATCAATTGTTTTCTGAACTATCTGAATTAAAGATTGATTTAGATGATAAAGTTGAATCTATTTATAAATGGATTAGAAATCTGGAATCAGAAGCTAAAATGATTAAAGAAGAAAAAGATAGATTAGCAAAAGCTGAAAAGATTAGAAATAATAAAATCCAATCAATGAAAAACTATCTGGCTATGAACATTAAAAAAGGTTGGAATATTTCAACTTCAATTGGAACTGTTTATACAAAAACAACTGAATCGGTTCAGCTGATAAATGAAGAAGCTATTCCAGAACAATTTGTTACTGTTAGAACTGAAAGAAAAATTAGCAAAAAGGATTTAAAGCCATATTTAAAATTAGCAATGTTAATTGAAAATAAAGAACATTTGGAAGGGGAACTGGAAGACTGGAAGCAAGGGGCTAAAGATTCAACTAATGAAATGATTGAAAAAACAATTAAGGATTTAGAAGCTGAACTGGAAGAAGTAAATAAATCTTATTTAACTTATTCAGAAGAAGAAGTTTTAATTGCTATCAATTTGCAAAGAACAAATTCAGCATATTTAAGATCAAACAGAAGCGTAAGCATTAAATAAAGGTATATTATGACAAAAGAAAATAAAGAAGTATTAGTAAAAAAAGATTCAACTTTTGAAGGTTTAATTACCTTTGAAACTACACTAGAAAAAATCAACAAATTAAAAGAAGAAGGTTTGAGCATAGAAGTTTCTGATTTTAATGATATTGAAAACTATAAGAAAGCTAAAGATTTTAAAAAAGATTTAACTTCATTAAGGGTTTCAATAGAAAAAAGGCGTAAAGAATTAAAAAAAGACGCTTTGGAATATGGGCGTCTGGTTGATAAAAAAGCTAAAGGATTATCTAATCCAGTTGTAGAAGCTGAAAGGCATTTGGCTGAACAGATTTTAAAAGTAGATGCTGAAAAAACAAGAATTGAGCAAGAGAAGTTACGCCAGAAGCAAGAAGCTGAACAAAAAGCCCAACGCATTTATGCTGATAGAATTAAGGAATTAACTCAACTGGGTTATCAGTTTGACATTGTAGCCCTAAAAGAAGTTTCTGATGATGATTATACTGTAATGCTTTCAGAAGCTAAAGTTCAATTTGAAGAAGTTGAAAAACAGCGTAAAGAAGAAGCTAAACTAGAAGCCGAAGAAAAAGCTAAAAGAGAAGCTGAACTGGAAGAACAGCGTAAAATTAACGCTGAAAAGGAAGCTGAACTGGAAGAAACCAGAAAAAAGAACGCTAAACTGGAATATGAAAAGCAAGTTAAACTGGAAGCTGAAAGAAAAGAAGCTGAATTAAAAGCTGAAAAAGATAGATTAGAAAAAGCTGAAAAAGAAAAGCAAGAAGCGGAAGCGTTGAAAAAAACCCGTTCTGCTACTTATAGAAAAAAAGTTTCAAAGTATATAAAAACTAGATTTGATACGCTTGAAAAAGCACAAGAAGAACTGGTTGATTTATATTTTGAAAATCAAATTAATGTTGAAGAATCATTTTAATTAAAAGGGAAATTATGACAGAAGAAGTAAGAACAATGACAATTAAAGAAGTAAAAACTTTAAGGGTTGCAATTAGTAAAATAGAACAAGAATTAATTTGTTCAAGTAGAGAAACAAGTCTTAGTAAGACTAAATTACAAGAAGCTAAAATGTGGTTAGGTATGGAATTATCTAGATTAGGGGCATTAAACCCATATCCAGAATCATACAATCCAGAAAATGATAAGGTTGAACCAACTGCTGATGTTTATAATCCAGAACCAGTTGAAACTAATAATTCTGAATTTTAACTATGAATAATCTAGATAAAAAAGTAATGCAAATTCTAGAAAAGAACGGTTTAACTATTGGTATTTCACTGATAGTTACCGTTTTTATACCTATATTGATATTTATGATCTTACAGTTAAATAAAGAACTTGGAAAACTGGATCAGATAAGGTTTCAAAAGTATCAAGAAATGATTAACACTTGTAATGCTGATCCAGAACTTTATCAATGCAAACTGTATTTTAAGAATAATTAATAAAAAGGAAATTATGTCAAGAGAAGATATTTACGATTCAATTCAAGAAGCAATTGTGGAAATGGTTAAAGATAGTTTATCAAGTCATTTTGATTTAAAGGAAGTTATAGAAAAAGAAGTAAGTAAGTTAGTTTCTAACTTAATTTCTGAATTTATTGCAACAGACGGATCAGTAAGGCTTAATATTCAACAAATAATAAAAGAAACATTTGATGAAAATGGTTTGGACGAACTAATCGCTGACACTGTTAATAATATGAAAGTTCGGGGTCTTTAAATGACAACGGATAAAAAGAAAATATTAAATTTACTATTGAGTTTAAAGGTTATAGATAAGAATTTGAAAATGGATTATAAATTTCCAAAAGATAGTTCTTTAACTAAAGCAAAAGTAATTGCTAATCTAAAAGAAGCCAGATTAAATGTTAAATCTAAATTAAAATATCTAAGAGTTTCAGAAGCGGATCAAGAAAAACAAATTAAAACACTAAAGGTTTAATATGAAAAAACTAAATAAAAGATTAGCTGAATTAGTTTGTAAGATTCTATTAAAACACCCAGAAGCAAGGGATTCAGATCAAAAGTTATACGCTTATGTTTTAGCTTACAATCAAAGAATAGATCCAGAAGCAACATATACTGGGGCTGAAATATTAAAAGCGGTATCTAAAGAATTTGATAATTTTGAATCAATGCGTCGTTCTAGATGTAAAATGCAATCAGAAGGGTTTATATTATCTAAGCCTTTTAAACATAGTAGCGGGGTTGTTTATAAAGGTTTGATAGTTCCAAGTCTATTATGGGGCAACCGTAGAAGAAAACTAGAAGACGCTAAACAGTTTAAAGAAAATTTACTGGAAGGAAATCTTTATGAATAAAAAAATAACAAACTTAACAGTTGAACAAGTTGATGTAATAATTAACTGTTTAAACTTCGCAAAAGAAAATGGGGATAGTCTGGATAATTGTTTAAATGAAATAATCCAGATATTTAAAAATAATTTTTACGAACCTAAAAAAACTACTAAAGAATTATCAGATCAAGAATTAATACCTAAAGAAAAAAAATGTTTGGAAATGTTAGATTAAATCAGATAGTGTAAGAATATGAAAATAGAATTAAGAATAAACGGTAAAAAACACTTCCAAATGAAAAGTAAAGACGGATCGGTTCCCGATTTAATTAGGGTTCCAGTAGTTTATAAAGCGGGCAAAAGTGATTTTATATTTGCTTTTAACTCAACTTCCAGTACAAAAAAACTGGCGGTATATGATTTTTTTGATTTTGAAATTACTTCTGCTGACTTTTTCACTAGATTACAACACTTTGCAAAAAATTCTAATAACTGGAAGATAATCAAACAATTGCATATTCAAGTTAAAAAATTAAAAAAAGAAAAATTATTAAATAAATAATCTTTTTTGAAACCTTAATAATTTACTGGCATCAAAGTAAGTAAATAAAGACAATGATGTCTATTTTATTAAGGTAAAAAATGAAAACAACAATAATTAAATTAACAACAATAGGATTAATCCTTTCACTTTCAGCTTGTACTTCACAAGTTGGTCAAGGTATGTTCAGCAAGGAAGCGGGAAGAATACAAATTTCTGCTGATGCACAAGGTATGGACGCATTTTGGGACGGTGTTCAAGGTGCAATTACTAATGGAAAAGCCAGTCCAGATATAGAAACAGATTGGTATAGTACCAGAAGAAGTAAAATACAAGCCAGATTTAGTAGGTTTGGGCAATCTGCCAGAAGTAAAGCACAACAACCGCAATCAAGAAAATAATTAACAAGAAGTTGGATCAAATGAAGTGGGTTTGTTTGGTTCAGCTTCCTATTTAGGATAATAAAATGAAATCAATATTTAATAAAATAACAACTTTTTTTGCCAGTATCGGGGTTTTCTTACTCGCTGATACAGTTGGCATAATTGAAACGCTTAGGTTTTTAGTAATGGGGGCTTAAATGGAAATTGTAAATCTTACAAGTTTTGGATTGTATGAAATTGGGGCTATGGTTTTGGGGGGTTGTCTGGTTCTATGTTCTCAATTATAATACAAATGTAAAGAAAAAGGATACTGATAAGAAGTGGGTTCTTATCAGTTTAAAAATAAAAAAATAAAAAAAACAATAATATGAATAAAATAATAATAATAATAATCACATCAATATTTGCTTCTAATTTTAGCATAATGCACGCCCAGTCGCAATGGAATAAAAACTACTCTAAAGAATATATAGATAAATTAATATTCCAATTGTCGCCTAAATACGGAATACCTTCTGAAATATTTAGGGCTTTAGTTTTTACTGAATCCAGATATAAACCAGAAGCTGAAAGGTTTGAAGCTAAACTGTTTAAGAAAATGCAATTGAAAGCTAACTGGAAGGAAAAGAATTTAGCTACTAGCTATGGATTAACGCAAGTAATTTATGGGTTTCATAAAGACAAGTGTAATTTAAAATCACATAGGCAATTATTAATTCCCAGAACCAGTATTAAATGCGGTTTGATAGTATTAAGAAATTGCTATGATAGATTTAAAACTTTAGATGGTGCATTGGGTTGCTACAACGGGGATCGCAAATTATATCCAAAAAGAGTTAAAGGAAATTTATATAGAAATATAAATTAAGGTCTTTACATTTGTATTGCGTCTGTGATACAAATGTATTTATAAATTATTAAGGACTATATTATGACAAATGAAATAATGACAACTTCAACTGGTGGATTAGATTTTACCAGTAAAGATATGATTAAAACACTAAAGCAAACAGTTGCTGTTGGAACTAATGACGCTGAATTTGCAATGTTCAGTGAAGTTTGCAAGGCTTCTGGATTAAATCCATTTTTGAAGCAAATCTGGTGTATCGTAACGGGAAAAGATAGCTATAGAAAAGTTCAAATTATGACTGGAATAGATGGTTTCTATGAAATAGCAAATCGCCACCCACAATATGACGGATCTGAAATTATACTATCAGAAGAAATAATTGAAATTCCTATTAAAATAACTAAATGGGAAAACGGATCATCAACTTATGTAGATCATATTGTTGAAGCCCCAGTTTCAGCAACTTGTAAAGTTTACAGAAAAGATAGAAAAATGCCTACTTCAATAACTGTATATTGGAAGGAATACGCCCAAGATTTAGTTTCTTCAAAAGGTAAACTTATGATTTGGGGGCGTATGCCTAGAGTATTACTTTCAAAGTGTGCTGAATCAACTGCTTTAAGAAAAGCATTTCCACAACAAATGAGCGGTATTTATACACAAGAAGAAATGCCAGAAGGTTCAATTCGTAATGTAAAACAAAATGAGCCAGATATTGATGTTGAGCCTATTAATTATGATTTAACTGGTTGTGAAAACATAATGCCAGAAGAAGCATATTTGAATATGAAAAAGTTTCTTGAAGAAAACCAATGTAGCTTGATTAGAAAAGGCGGAAAGCTGATAGCTTCTTGCCCAGTTCCGCTTTTAAAAATAGAATCAACTGTAAATAAGTATAACAAATTGCATCAAACTGCTTTAAAAAATGAAATGGAAGCGGAAGCTGAAATAGTTCCAGAAGCGGAAGCGGAAGCTGAAACACAAGGTATTCCAAACCCAGAAGTTGAAGTTAAGCTAGAAACTGCTGATTCCCTAGAAGAAAAAAAACTAGAAGAAGAAGAATTAGTAGCTAAAGATTTTCAAGATTGATATGTCCTTGATACTTGATTGTGTCGTTGCCAGTAAGACAAAAAATAACTGGCTAATTCAATAAAAGGTAAGTAAATGATAAAAAAAGATAAGTTAAAACTAAATTTAAAGGTATATTTAATTTATGCTAGAAAAATGCAAGTTGGTAAAATAGAAGAATTTTCACATAGACAATTCAAATCAAGAAACAAAATAGTTAAAAAGACTGAAATAAAATTAAAAAACTGTAATAAAACTTTTGACGGGGCTGAAATATTTTTAACCCAATCAGAACTTTTTGCTTATTTAAAAGAAAATGTAATAAATTTATAAAGGTAAATTATGAAAAAAATAATATTAAATACAATAATGGGCTTCTTGGTATTCTTACTAATGATTAGTTTGGTTCTTCTGGGCTTATTTGTTAGAGTTCTTCCGTTAGTTATTGCTATAGTTGGGGCGGTCTGGATAATAAAGGCTTTTATAGTATGAGTTCACAAACTGAAAGTTTAACAAAATACAAACCAGAAGGTTCAAAATCTAACAACCTTCCAGAAGAATATCTTCATAGTGCAATTCTGGAAACTATATTTATAGATTTGAAGTTTATGATTCCATTTGTTAAATGTAGCTTCTGGAAGGGAAAAACAGTAAAAATTGAGAAACTTTTAATCAATACTTCTACTTGTATATTCTGCTATAATAAAGGTTATAAAGTTGATGAAATGAGAAACAGAAGAAATTCTTTAGTTTCTGATTTAGAAATAAAAAATCTTAATAGAATATGTAAATTTGCGGGTATTTCCACCAGTTGGTTTATTAAGGTTTTAAGAAGTGATTTTCAAAATAAAACTGGATATGATTTATTTATTGAAGGTGTCTAACCATAACTTGAAATTTAAAAAGTAGCGGACGCCCTTCTGTACACTCAACAAAAAGAATCCCTTTATATATTTTACTTTCAAAATATTCAGCATCAATTTTAAAATTAACTGTATAGTTAATAATATCAAAATCAATTTTAAAATCATCAGTTACTAATCTGTTTCTATAAGTATCGTTCATTGTGAACTTTACATTTCCAGTTAGTTTTCTATTGCTTCTTTTATTAGATCTTATAAAATCAACTTGCCCTTCCAAGCCCGCATCTACTCGCAAATCAATGATTAATTTTTTTAGGTTACACTCGCAACCACCAACCATTTGTTTGAATTTTTTATATGATTTATTCACACTTCTTACTTATTTTGAAGTTTAAGCAAATTTTCAATTTAGTTGGTAAACCGTCGTCCCCAATTACCACTAATTCAATTTTATAATTCTTATTTAAAACACCTTCATTTCCGCAAATTGGCAAATTAACAAGTAAATCGTCGCCATCTAAATTAGGCTGAATAGTTCCAACAACTGTTGTAAATACAGTTGTTACATCAGTTCCTTCTAAAATATCAATTATTTTAATTGATCCAACTGAACTTAAAAATATACCTTCTGGAAGTTTTCCTTCAAAATCAACAACTATATTAAAACACTCATCTGGATCTATCTCAAAATTAAAATCAGATCCACAAGAACAATCATCTGCCTTGAAATCAAAAACTATATGAGCTGTATCAATCATAATATATTCCTTCTTCTGGTATTTTAGTTCTAATTATTACTTTTTTGCGTTTTCTTCAACCACCACTTTTGGTTGTTTATCTACTTTTCCAACTATGTATTGCACAAATGCCAATGCTACAATTACAATTCCTTGTATTGCGTCTTGCATTTCTATTGTTGAAATATATCCAGATAATGGGGCAAGAATTAATATTGCCATTTTTTCAATAACACCTTTTCCAAATCCTAGTTTAATTAAAACTTTGTATATGTAATTCATTTTATATTCCTATTAAAATATTTATTATAAACACTTTTCACAATCCAAGTTAAATCTATATAAAATCTATCTTTATTTAATTGTAATATGCTTTTAATATTATTCCTAATTGCTTTTATTAAATTCATTATTGTTGGTTTATTATACCACAATCTACAACTATTCCTTCTGGGCTTTCTATGGTTCTGGCTTTGAAGGTTCCATAGTTTGTAGTTGTAATAGTATAACCACTTTCAATTAAAAAAACTTTAGTTACTTCATTTCCGCTGTCATCAACTGTTACAGTAGATTCACTTTCGTTTGTTTCAGTTACACTTGAATCACTTGAACAATCAACGCTTTGTGAAATCTTTCCAGATCCGCAACCAAAACTAAAAATTATCAATAATATTAAAAAACACTTCTTCATATTTTACCTTTTTATTGTTTAAAACTTTTGATGTATAATTAGGATCGCCCCCGCCGTTATATCTTAATATGCCCGCATATAAATCGCCTTTTTCTTGATTAATTTTAGATCTTAAACACTTTGCACCATAATATAAATTAGTCTTAGGATCGTTCAATTCAGAACAGAAATCGCCCTTAAACCCAAGTTCCCTTGCTGTCTGCCCCATTATCTGACATAGCCCCCAACTCATTGATCTACTATGCTTTTCAGTTTTATATGAGCAAACACCCTTGCTGTGATGTCCAATTAATGGTCTTTGATTTCTAACATACCTAACATAAAAACCTTCTTCATATCTTATTGCGTCTGGATTACCTTTTGATTCAGTCCATACTATAGCTTTCAGTATCTCTGGATCTATATTAAATTCGGAACAAACTTTATTTATGTAAAATTTAAGACTTGTTAATTTATAATAGTTTTGCAATTTATTTATCATTTTGGCACTTATTTAATTCAATTTTACAATTTTCAAGGTTTTCTTCCAACTTTGTAATCCGACTATTTAAGTCAAGAATCTTACCGTCTTGAATATCCTTCTTAAATTGCATTGTTATTTCAAATTCCTTATGTCTATACTGCATTTCTTGACTTTGTCGATCGTGTGAATTTCTAACTAAGTCTTCTATCTCTGGCTTGATTATTAAATAAAAAGTTCCTAATGCACCAAAAAAAGCAATAACTAGATAAGCCGTACTTGCTGACATTATTGAAACTTTTTCTTCTGGAACTGCTTTTAGCTTTTCTTCACTCTTATCAACCATTGTTACTTTTTATTTTTGTCTTTTTCTTTATTTTTTTTTCTTTCTTCCATTTCGACATACTTCTTTTCTTTGATGTCATCTGGTATTCCACCAGTTGCTAAGATTAAATCCCTTGAAGTAAATTTACCACTATCAATAACTTTCATTGATTTAGCTTTTTCAGCTTCTACTTCTTCGATTATCTCGTTGTTTGTCGTATTCAATTCTTCGTCTGTTTCTGGAATTGTATTATTTGTTAAAACTTCTTCTGCTTCTTTCTCGCTTAACTCTATATAGTCATCTAAGTTAATTCTAAGTTTTAACTGTTCTTCTGTAATTTCAGAACTAAAAACCTTTAGTTCGCTACCTTCTTTACTTTTATAATATAACATTTAATTACTTTCCCTTAAAAAATATGTAAACAGATTAGCACCCCACGCCCCAGTATTGGCAGTAGTTCTCATACCATAAAAATTTGAACAGAACGCCCTTAAAACAACTGGTAAAGTTGCCCCCGCATTTAGTTGCCTAATATGAATCATACGACTGTGAAGTTGAAGTTCTTGAACTAAATTTGAAACCCCCCCTTGATCGTGTCTTTCAGTTTTCAAATCAACACTTGGTTGAAGTCCATTATATCTCAATGTTGAATAATTCCCGACGCCACCAGTATAGGTTCTTTGGGTAATATGAGCCACCATTAAAACATATACGGGGCAAGAATATGGATTTACTACTGTCTGGTCGCACATTACAACACTTAAACCAGCGGAAGGCGTAAAATTTCCACTGTCTGTTGTTAATTCATTAAAAGCTATATTATCCATTAAAGAAACTTCTGTAGCTAAATCTTGAATTGCTGTTTTTATATCTTCGCAAGAAGTACCCCCGCAAGAGTTACATAAATCATCAATACTTGTTGGTATTTGAAAACAGTTTAAAGTCATAGTTTCTTCCTTAAATTGGATCGTTTATATGTATTAGTAAACGCCCAGTTATTTTAATTGTTGGTAAGCCTTTAAAAGGCAAATCATATGTTAAATTGTTTATCTGCACCCGAACTTGTTGAGCTGAATAGTTTGTTAATCCGCTTACCGAATCACAATTATTTTCAATATCAACAAAATAATCTGGATTAGATCCCGAACAACTCGGTGTTAAAGTAGAATTTATTAATAAAACATCTAATGGTTTTAATGATAAAAACTTATGTAAAACAATTCTAAAAGTGATATATTCATTTGGTAGATCGTGCTGACTTAACATTAACCTAGCAACTGAATTTGCTGATATATCATCAGCTAACCACTTATATTTATCTTCCTTTAACTCTTTTGTTCCGAATAGCTTATAGCTATCTAATGCTAAAGTTTGTCCTATTCCACTATCATTATAATTCATATTAAGGATTTTACCAAACCCCCTATATTCTTTTTGTTGCTCGTCTTCAAAGTCTTCAACAACATCATAACGCCGATCATAAGCCATAGAAACTTTGTTAATAATACTTTTCAAATCATTGATAGTAAACTTTTCAAAGGTTACTAAATCGTCATCAGTTAAAGTAAATAAATCAGTTTCTGGAACTCCGTCTGCATAAAGTCCCAACTTCTGATTTCCAACCCCTACATATGCAAGCCTAGAATAAGAATCTCTCGCTAATTGCTTTATCAATTCTGTATTAAATACCCTTCCTTCGGTTGAACCACTCGTAGTTCTTCCAAAAGCCCACCCACCACTTATATTGTATTGGCTATGCGTATGTAAAAAACAATTCTTTTCAAAATAACCACCTTCCCAATTGTTAGTTAAGGGATTGAATCGGTGTAATAATGTATCAACTTGGTTATGCGTTTGATCTATTAATTGCCCAGTAGTTCCAGTAACAGAACCCGTTGAATCAATTAAACCGTCCACTTCTAATATTATATCTAAATTTGAATCTTCTGGTTGAGTTCCAGTTCCTAAAGCGTTATATCTCAATTGAAAAAGCCTAGCACCTAAACCGTCGGTATTAACTTGTTCAATGCCTAATTCGTCAAAATAACAAGCGTAAAAACCAAAATGAGCTGATCTCTGCCCCCTTAATTTTAAATGGTCTGGGTGTGAATCTTCTGGATCTTCAACGGTTCTATATCTGTTTAAATGGGTTCCTTGCGTATTCCAAGTTGGCACCTTTATTCTGTTTGGGCTGTCTGGTTTCTGCCCAGTAGAAGTGAAGGATAAAAAATACCCCCTATGTTGCCCGTCATTAACTTCACGGCTATTTATTGGAACTAATCTATCAAAATAAAATTGAACTGGGTATTGTTGATCGCCCATAATCCAACTTGGGGCATATCCTTGCCCTAGATCAAATAATGGAACTTTTGCTTCTGCAATATGACTTGATTCCCAATCTGGGGAACCGTCGGCTTTCATTGGATAAACTCTAAATATTAATTCGTCGCCGTCATCAACTGCAACTTCGCCAGATCCATTTCCTTGAATTAAGAACTGCCCGCCGTAAATAACTTTAGGATTATCAATATTATTTGGATCAAAATTAATTGGATAATACCAACGCTGATTGTTTCTTGATTGCGTTCCAACATTTGGAACTCTTGGAAATCCTAGAATTGTAGAATTACCATTTCCCATTATATCGCCTTGCACAAAATTAACTGGCTGAACTTCTGATAAGGCTCTGGAAGTTACTTTGTAATATTTGCGTTCTTCGTCCGTTTCCCCTTCTAGTTGCCTAACTAGAACTTCTTTAACACCGCCACCGTCGAACCAGTTAGCGTATGTATTATCGCCAAAAGTAGTCTGATATGCCCACTTCTGCCCATACTGAAAGGAATTACCGTTAATGTTATCTTTATGAGTTTTAACAACAATTGGTTTCACTTGGCGGTCTGAACCTAATACTAATGGAACAAACTTACCTAAACTTGAATCTGGGGCGTCTGGATAAAGTTCAGTTGTTATTTCTTGTTCTGCAATGTATTTTTTATCTTCCCAGTCATACCGCATAGATATTTCAAAACTTTCAGAACTGGCATTAAATGATACACTTTCAACTATTCCACCCCATAAATTATCAAACTGGGGTTCACAATCCGAATCTTCGCAAGTTTCTGTTTGTCCAAATGCTAAAGTAATTGGTTGTGCTGAAATAGTGTATTCACATAATAAATCGCTAAATCTTTTATTATGAGCAAAAGAACTTATAGAATTATCAATACTGGCTTTAGCTGATATTTTACTTGGGAAGTAATCATTTAGTTTTAAACCAAATCCAGATATAGACTTTAAAAGCGGAATAAACTTACAATTTGGATCATTTTTAATTGGTCTGTTGGTCAAATGAATCTGCATAGTATTAGAAGGATCATACTTGCCCATTAAATTTAGGGTTAAACAGTAGTATAAATCGTTTCCGCAAGCCATTAAATCAATTCTTCCAAGTTTAAAGTTAAATCATAAGTAGATGGTTTCTGGATATTGTATTTAAAAGAATAGTTTTTTATATCTACATAAACCACAAAATCGCCACAAAACGCATAATCTAACTTGTCTATTACAAATAAGTTTGTAATATCTCTATTCCTTCCAATTATACACTCAAACTTGGATTTTGTATCAGCATCAATATTTTTGTATTGCAAATTAAAACTTCTTACATTTCTTGAAATTTGCGGTCTTTTTAAATCTGTAAAATTTACAGTCATTGGATAGATCGGGTTTCTGTGAAATAAACCTTCACTTAAACAAAATCTTTTAAATTTTAGAGTTGCGGGAACTGGAAGTATAATTTCTATATTGTAATATTGATAAGGATTAGAAAAAACTAATCCAGAAGCTATAGTTTGAAAGTTTACCCCAATTAAATCAGTTGCATCAAATGTAATTGTTTGTGATTCACTTGCAACGGCGGGCGTAGTTCCCGCATATATATTTACAGTTACCGTTCCCAGTGAAGCAATTTCAGAAACACCATCTATTACAAAACAATCTACTTGTTGCCAACTATTAGGATCAGCACCAAAATCAAATGCAAATTCAAAATCAGTTTGTTGAATTGTTGAAATATACCCCTTTGGATTAGATCCAGTTGCTAAATATGTTTCAGATCCGCTTATTCCTTGCACTATCTCGCAACACTCTGGGCATTTATTCGGAACACAACCAGTTACTTTAACGCAAGGGTTTGTGTAACATAGTTTAATATCTGGTGTGCAATCTTTGAAACAAGTCATTATTGTAAATCTTCCAAAATATCAAATGTTAAGTTGTAATAGTCTTCTGCTGTCTTAGTATATCGGAAGTTAGAAACCCGCCCATAAATTAATTCTTTTTCATTTATAAAATGCGTTCTATTAGTATTCCAGACATAAGCCCATTGAGTTTGCCAATTTAGAAAAAAACGCCTTTTAAATTGCCTAATAGCTACATCATCAAGCCCGTTATAAGTGAATTTATATCTTAATAGCGGTAATCCCGTTCTAACTTTATATTTGTACCCAGAAGTTGCGTACCTACTGGCTTTTCTTTGATCTATAAATTCTTCTGTAAAATTAGTTAAGCTGTAAATAGGATCTAAGAAGTTACCAAAAAATATTTTTCCAAAATTAAAATCAGTATTAACAATTGAGTTAAAACAAACACGCCAATATTGATGATTACCAGTGTCCGCAAAAGTTTCAAAATAAGTATCATTTCTATTTCCAGTAATTTGAAAAGGTGTATTTACCGTTGTTACATTTACCCAAGTGATATTATCATCTGAATATTCTAATGTTACCGAAGTTGCCCCAGACAATTTAAGTAAATCAGCCCTTCCAATTATAAAATATTCCGCTGACTTCCCAGTAATTCCACAATTATATGTAATACAATTAGTTGTTGAACTGGAATTAAATTTGGTTCTTAAATAGCCATTTCCAGTGATAGAATTACAAACTGTTTCAGAATCAGCTTTAACAGTTGAATTAAACGGTATATCTGGAACTGCAAAAAGAAAACAAGAATCATACATTTACCCGTTCCCTTCTGGTAGATCAACCCCACCGTCCAGTACATCTTGGGCGGTTGCATCTGTTACATTTGAACTAACATTGATTTGATAATCTGTTGAAATACTATCTGGTATTCCGTCAATACTTTTTCTTAATAATTCAATTTTATCTTGCGTGGATAGTGTAGCGTCGCCAAACCCCGCCATTGAATCTTGTAATTTATCAAATTCAACTTCGCCTATTTGTAATAATTGCCCTTCTGTCAAAAGCCCTTGCCCTTGCATCTCTTGAAGTTTAAAAGTAAGTTCTTCTGAACTACCACCAGTAAAATCAATCATTGTTGCCAATTGGCTAAATGCTTCTGGCATCTGCTCGCCTACAACCCCGTTCAGTTCAACAAAACCTTGCGTTGCTTCAACGGTATCTAATTTCAAAGTATCAAATATTCCTAGTTTCTTTTGCAAGTCTTCTGGAATCATTGTTGCCAATTGTTGCTTCAATCCAGTTGATGCACTTGCTAAACCTTCAAAACTTGTTATTCCTTCTGCCCCTATAGAATTTAAGGCTTCACTTATAGCACCAATTCCGCCTTCGCCTAGATTTAATTCTTCTAAATTAACACCTTCAAAAATAGTTCCAAAAACACCAGATAAATCAGTTTCCGCTGATACTGATTCTAATTGAACTTTTAATTCTTCTACTGTAAGCCCAACTGCATTTGCTAAACCATCTAATTGAGTTGGATCAAAATCTTGTAAATTAAACAACTGCCCAATACCAAAATCAACGCCTTGTTGCCCCAGTATTGATTGAACATCATCAATTGCTAAACCTAAAGAACTAGCTAGTCCGCCAACACTGGTTTCAACATCTAAGTTTTCAAAGTTTAAACCTTCGCCAATCGTTCCTTGTATTCGATTTATTGCTTCGCCAATTTCCCCTTCTGATAATCCAAGTTCAGCACCAATACTTCTAATTCCTTCAATTACTTTACTGGCATCTAGTCCAGAAAAATCAAATGATTCAAAATCATTTGCTTCGTCAAGGTTGGTAATAAATTGTAATATATCTGAATTAGTTTCAGCCAATCCCGCTATGTTAAAATCTTGTCCTTCAAATATTCCATTTAGATTTTGTTGTAGTGATCCAATCTTAGTAAGTGTACCGTCTATAAATGTATCAACGCCATTTGTATTAATTAACTCATCTGCTTGAATATCTAAACCACCTAAAATAGAAGTATCAAAATCGCCAAATTGTTTTTTTAGTTCTTCAATTGTAGATAAGAATTCAAATGCTGTTGCGTCGCCCGATTCAAATTGTGTTGCCACGCTTTGAAGTAATCCGTCAAACCCTAAGCCCGCACCTTCCATTAATTGTTTTAATTGCTCGGTATCGCCTTTTAAGTTTACAAATAAAGAATTAATTACATTACTAGCACCCGCTACATCATCTGGATCAAGAACTTTTGCAAATGTTTTTCCTAGTGTATCAAATGTTGAAAAACTTTCTTCCCCTAAGCCTCCTAATGAATTTTTAATTTTATCAATCTCTGCTGTTATTCCACCAGTATTTGAAATGTCGCCGAACGCATCTTTGGTTAATTCAAAACTTCCTTTTAAGAAGTCAAGCGTTCCGTCGCCTTTGAAAGTATCTAAATCTAAACTTGCATCTTTAATAATTTGATTTAAACCTTTAGTAATTCCTTCCCTTGCTTGTCCACCAACATTTTTAGAACCAAAAGCATCATTAATAAATGTTGTTGCCAATCCCGCCAATGCACCGCCTAATGGTCCAAAAAACACCGAACCTAATGTTGATGCAATAGTTGTTACACTAGCACCAGTAGAAGCAAAAGAATCTTCTAAATCACCAGTAAGTGTATTAACTAAAATATCGCCCGCTGGGATAAACTGGCTTGCTAATTGTCCCGCACCCGCTACCGCTATATTCTTAATTGAACTACTACTAAAACCGTCGGTTATTAATTCCGCTGTTGCTTCCCCAACTTTACCAAATGAACTTCCCGCAACTTTTAATATTGAATCTGAATTGATACCGTCTTGTAATAAAGTTCCCACTGAATTGGCTATTGCGTTGCTAGTTCCACCGCTGAAATTAAAAGATTTTATTAAGTCTGGGGCAAATGTTTTTCCAATATCAGTTAAGCCACCTTTTAAATCGCCGTCTAAAATATTAACAATTCCTTTTACTGATCCTTTTAACTTACTTGAATCTAATGATCCTAAATCTAAATTATCTAATAAACCATCTAAGCCTAATTTATCTGATAGGTTAAAATCAAATGAACTTTCAAGCGTACTATCTAATGAATTAAATGTACTGGATAATTTATCTAAACTAAAATCATCAAATAAACCTTTAACATCACTAAAAGTTCCTAATATATTTTTTCCACCTTCTACAACTGAATCTAAATTTATATTTTCAAAAATCCCGCCCAGTAGATCGCCACCACCACCAGAAAAAGCATCTTTAATTCCACCAAATACATTTCCTAAATCAACATCTTTAAATATCTTTCCAATTCCACCAAAAGCACTTTCTAAATCGAACCCTTCGCCTACAACTGATTTTAAAATACTTCCTAAATCGCCAACTGAACTTCCTACATCTGAAAAATCTTTATCTGCAACGCAACTTAACTTCTCGCATAAGTTACCCATATCAATTGAACCACCTTTGGTTTTAGCAAATAGTGAACTTAATGATCCAGTTAGATTTGATACTGAACTTGATGCTGAACTTGTATCAGCTGTAATATTTCCAGTATTAGCAACACCACCAGTTGATATTGCACCAGAACTTGCACCAACTGAACTAATACTTTGTTGTGTTTGTTGTAATTGCTGATTTAAACTTTGTACTGCTTTTTGTGTCGAACTTATAGCTGATTTACTTTGCTCTTGCCCAGTAGCTATGGCGTCGCCTACATTTAAACCTTCTGTTTTTAACTTCTCTAATTCTGCCAGTCCTTTTTGCGTAACATCTGGCAACCTTTCCAATTGCTTAACCGCATCATCTGTATTAACTGAAACATCAATTTCTGGTATTTTTATTCCGTCTGAAATGATTCCCGCAACTCTGTTATATTGCCTAATAATAAAATTTAATGCTTCACTTAAACTTTGCTTTAATGAAGTAAAAACTTGTATTATTGCGGATCTTAAACCTATATATGCTGACTTAATTAAATCAGCACTTTTTATAATATATTTATTTATAAAATCTGATACTGCCACAACTACATTTCTAATTGTTTCAGTTACGCTTCTTATTACGGTTAGAATCCCGCCAGTTGTATCAGTAGTTGTAGATAAAGCACCACCTAATAAAGCGTTAAATATTGTAAAAAATGGCTTAACAACTGCAATTGCTATATCAAAAACATCTTTAAATATTCCCGCTATTGGGCTGATTGCTGTACCGATTGAACTTGAAAGGAAGTTAAAACCATCTATCATTATAGATACTGCATTTATTGCATATCCACTTATAGTTGCTAAAGCTGAAATGAATCCAGATACATCAAAGTTGCCTAATGATTCAGCTAAATTTCCAACTGCTTCACTTAATACATCATTGTCATTTATAACTTGTCCAATGCTTATTTTTATTGATTCAAATGTATTTCCTAGAACTTGAAAACCTTGAGCAACATTATTTGTTATGTCTGGTAATCTACTGGCTTTTTCTGATATCTGGGCAAATGCTTCGGCTTGAAATGCCAGTTTCTTTTCTGAATCAGTTAAGGTTCTTCCAACTATATTATTAGCTTCTGCAAAATTTTCATAGGCTGTTTTTGCATCAACAATTACCCCCAAGTTATCAAGTACCAGTTTTGACTGCCTACCAATACCAATAACTAATGAATCAACCGCATCTTTTGCCGTGATTCCCATAGCTCGCCCAAGCCTAATTGCATCTTCTGATAATTGGTTCATTTTTCCAGAACCGTCATCAACGCCCAATAATAACGCTTGGTTTGAACTTCTTAATAAGTCCATATCAGAAATTAAACCTTTAGTTGCTGACTTTAAGCTATTAAAAGCTGTAGCACCGTCTTCGCCTACGGAAGCCTTTAAACCTTCAAATGCACTGTTTAATCCTTCAAATTCATTTGCTAAATTCGCCAATCCAATACCACCAGATACAATTGAACCAACTGAACCTACTAATTTATTAAATAATTCTAAACCTTGATTTGCTACTATTAAAGGAAGTCCAATTTTACCAAATGCACCACCTAGTTTTGATATTACGCCCGCTGATTTATTACTAGCTTCTGATAGTTTTTGAACTTTTGTTGATGCTTTATCAAAGTTAGCTGAAACATTTTTAGTTGAATTGGATATTGTATCTGACGCTTTTTTAAAATTTGCGGAAGCATTGTTTGAAACTTTACCGATTCCGTCCAGTTTATCAGCTACTGCATTAAGTTTCTTTATGGCTTCTTGGGAATTAACATCAATAAGAATATCAACTTTGTTATCTCTTGCGTCAAATACCATAATTAGTTCTTATATTTTTTAGCCTTTTTTTTCATTTCGTCTTGCCACTTCTTCTGTTCGGCTTTAGCGTCTTCTTCGGCTTTTTTCTTAGCCCTAAGTTCCGCAACTACTTCTTCCAGTCCAAGAATTAAATCATAACCCAATCTAGACGCCCCAGAATCGTCTAAGATTTGATTAATCAACCTATCTGGCACACCCAAATTCATTGCCTTCTTGTAGTTTAAAAACCCGTTGATTACTTTCGTAATCTCTGAATTAGTAGCTAATTCTTCTATAGGGCACCCAGAAGCTGTTAAACATCTGGGCTTGATGCCCTTTTCTAAATATTTATTCTGACAACTGCCACACTCTAAGTCTGGATCAATTATCAATAAATACTTAAACCTTTTCTTAACTCTTTGGACTATTGCTTTTTTGCTGTTTTCTCATTTGATATATTTGAATTGTTTATACCTTCAATAAACGCTTCTGATATAAATTGAAAAATTTCCAAGCTATAATCTTTTAAGTTGTTAATCTTAACCTTCTTACCATCTACCGTTAAACCGTCTGCTTTAACTAGATTTTCAGCATAAAAATCACATTGAGCATCTAATCCCAATTTGCTTGCTTCTTGTAGTTGCATTGTAGTTTTTGGTGTTACTGGTTTAAACTCAAAGTTTACCCCTTTGTGCTTAATTTTGATGTTTTTTGTTTTAAAGTCCATAGCCATATATCCTATAAAGTTAATAAGTAGGAAACAAAATATTTCCTACTTACATATTATTACAAGAATTAGGTTATACCTATTACCTAAACTAAATAATCTGTTGATCTCTGGTTACAGATCACAATTTCAAACCCATTTGAAGTGAAGTTTGGTATTGTATTATTAGAATCAAGAACTTTAAAAGCTACTTGATAAGAGTTTAATCCCGCATCAGCTAAACCGTAAGTTGGTGTTTCAACCATACATAACTTCGGAAATCTAATTCTAATTTCTTTATTAACACCACCGTTTATCTGCTCGCCTAATATTACTAATTCAGCTTGATAAGTGATATTATCTTTCCAATCACAAAATGATAAGAAACTATTTGAAACTAATTCTTTAATTCCAATTGTAAATGTACCACTTGGTTTTCCCGCTTGGGAAGGCTCGTTACATACATCACCAGTCATTTCAGCAATAACTTCGTGCGGTTTTTCAACTGACAATTCAAAGTTTGTAATTGCAAACTTATCTAATAATGGATCTAATGCTGTATCAGTACCGTCATCAAGAACTGGCTTAATTAAAAAGTATGATTCACATCTAGCAATTACTGATTCGTCATCTGTAAATGCTAAAGCATCTAAATCTGTTAGATCATTTGTTTCTGTCCCGTCGCAAACCATATCATTTGCAACCATTTTTGCGTTCCAAGTAATATAACTATCTAATGAATCCATTGATATTGAGAAACTTTCAACAAATGTTGAAGGTAATTCAATAATATCATTTTTAGTTATTTGAAATGAAAGGGTTCCAAAGTGTCTGTCCCAATCGCCGTTCCAACTAAATATATGGCAAAAGTCCCCTTGTCCCGCTGTTACTTCCCCAGAATTAACTACTGTTCCCATTGCTTGGGCTAAAATTCTATCAAATCCAGTTTGAAAACCTAAGTCCCCAGTTAAATTTACTCTATATTCTCTTTTACCCGCATCACATTTTGTACCAAAACCAGTAGTTCCACCACAACCAATAGTTCTTCCTTCGATTTCTTCCGAACTGAACTCTGGTGTAATTTCACAACAAATTTTTGCTTCTGTGAATACATTAAAATCAACCGCCGTTCCGTAAACATCTGGTGTTAAACCACCGTTTGTTACATCACAACTGGAATTTTCAAATCCCATTAAGGCTTGGTCGCCCCTAATTGCACTACTATCATTATTTCCACAAGTCATAATATCCCCCTAAATTAACATTGTTTATTTAATATTGCGTAATATGAAGTCTGTCCAATATAAATTGGCTGTCCTTCATTTATCGGCTGTCCTTGAACTATACTTGGATATTCTCTATTCGGTAGCGTATGAGTTACCGAAGAATCCCAGTTACTTTTCATAGGTTCGTCTTCCATTAAGCAATTTAAAATATCGAAGAACCTTTGAAGTTTTCTTTGGTTCTTACAAGTATCTTCTAATATGTATTCTATCAGAATTCTGAATTCGTACCTATAGCAACAACCCATATCAGCGGGTATTGATCTTCTTTGTATGAAGTATTGAATAAAATTGATTTCGCCTTTACAAGTTACCTTCTTCATATCGCAAGAAGTATCTAATGTATTTAGAACATTGCACCCGTGAATAAGGCTAGTAAACTCACGCATACATTTATGATTAAAAAGTTTTTCAAATACTGGATAGATATTATCGGAAGTACAGCAATTTTGAAGGCAATCACTCATACCCGAACCACCATACGCCTACTGTCAAAACCTATTGAAGTTTCTGGAACTCCGTCTGAATCGTTATCAAATTTAACATATAAGTTCTTTAATAGTTTAATTGCTTGATCTTCGTATCTCATACCCAGAACCCAATATTATCGTCTGGAACTCTGCTATGGTGTAAATAAACTTCTGCTAGTGTCTTTCTAATCACTACTTCTTTTAATGCTTTAGAATCCCAAATTCTGCAAGATTTATTGCAACAAGAAGAAATTTCAGCTTTTAAACTACTAATTGATCTTTTTATAAATGGTTCTATATCGCCAACGCACGCACAAATTTCATTTTCTAAAGTAGGATCATAATCAATAACATCTGAAACATTAATATTGTCCAAAATACTATGGTGTCCATATAGTCTAGTTAATGTAATTTCCCTAATTATTATATGCTCGTCTGTTGAACCAGTTAGTAAACATTTAATTGCTAAATAGTATTTTTTATCTATATTATGATCGCTTGAAGGATCTGGATCTGATATTGCGGGAACATCAAAACATTTACCTTTAAAATCATTTGTATCAACCCAAGTAGTTATTGCGGTTGGTAATATGAAATTGTTATTAGTCCCAGATACTGAATTAATAATATCATCACGGTTTGGATAACTTTCATAGATTTGAATCCATAACGGGGTAATTTCCAATTGTTCATAATCACAACAATCTGCCGTTACTGGATAGAAGTAATATTTAAACGGTTTCCCAAAATTCTTAATCATTTAATTTTTTATATATAATCGTTACTAAATCTTTTTCAGTTATAGACTTCTTAAAACTAATTCCTAATGAACTGGCAAATGCCATATTCTCTGCCTTAGTGAAGTTTTTTCTTATCTCTTTAATTGATAATCCTTTTAGCTTTTCTTCTACTGAAACTATCTTTTTAACCTTTTTAGGCACTTCTACTGGGGTTTCTTCTTCTTCTTTATTCTCGCTGTCCGCAAGTTCGCCCATTTTTTTATCTAATTCTTCAAGTTCTAAATTTTTCTTTTCTTGGAACTTTTCTAACTTTTCAAGTAGCTTGTCGTTCTTCTTGTCGATTTTTTCCAGTTCTTTTATATCAGATATTACATTTCCCTTTTTGTCTAAAGGTAGTTTTGAAACTTCTTCAATTACTCGCTGTTCTTCTTTTATAAGTTCGTCCAGAACTTGGTTCATTTGTTCAGTTACTTTTTCTATTGTCATTATATATTCCTAAATGCTGTTCCAGTTAAATTTGCTGAAAGTGTTGGTTGATAAGTTTGTCTGCCGTATGCCATAACGCCTTGTACTGTAGAAGTTCCCGCAAATACGATAAATAAATAAAAATATGCTGATATTTGGCTTCTATAAACCCTTCCAACGGCTGTGCTATTTCTTACATAAAGAAGCCCGTAAGAATTACAATTATTCCAATAAGCCCTAACATCAGATCCACCGTTATTATAATAATAAATCCTTCCGCCAGAACTAACTGTATTGTAATAAAAATAATTAGCCGAAGTATTATTTGCACACCATAAATAACCATTATCAGAAATAGAATTTTGATATGCTCTAATATTTGTAGAATTTTGGAATCTTACATATCCATTGGTCATTACATTACCATAGTAAAAATATGGATTAGTATTTGTACCTAAGAAGTAAAGTAAGCCCCTACTTTGATTATTTGAATAATAAACCCTAGCCCCAGTAGTTCCATTTTGGAATAAAGTTCTACTGTTTGAACTTAGCGTTGATTGTGAAACTATGTTTGTTAAACTTGTAGATTGTTGCTGTAAGTAAGCATTTGTTTGAATAGTAGAATAACTAATTCTTAATCTACCTTGCGTTACTTGAACATACCCCCTACTTTGAACAGTTGAATATGAACAGTTAATTCTAGCACCACTAGATACAACTATATATCCTTGACTTATAATTGAACTTCTATAAAAATTAACTTCCGTTGCACCGTTCGCAATAATATAAGCAAATGCGTGAAAATTAGTGTCTTGAATTGCAACGCCAGTTGCCCCAGTTAAAGCAATTGATGCCCTTTTAAATGAACTTCTATAAACCAACCCTACTGCATCAGTTCCATTAAAACTTGTCTGATTTTCAAAACTACAAGCTATAATAGTTAAGTTGCCATTGATAACTGTATTGTTATCTAAAACCCTACTTTGGTTAATCGTTCCCGTTCCTTGTTGAGTATATGCTGATTCTTGGCTAAAAGTATTTTCAGTATTAGATCCACCAATAATTGTAACACTAGCTTGCGTATCAATTACATTTCTAATAAAACTACCACCACTATAAATTAACCTTCCGCCTTGCTTTACAATATTTTCATTTACTGTAGATACCCCAAAAGGAAAATTCGCTGTTGATATAGCACTTGATACTTCATTATTATTTACTGAATCAAAGACATATTCAATTGCCCCGTTGTCCCAGTCCATAACTGCGTGCCACCCTTCATTTGGGTTTAATACTGGGGAAGTGTAAATCCCAGAATCAGATAAAGAACCACTAGCTGTAGCATAAGCACCAAATTCAGCCGTTCCACCCGCTAAAATATGAGTAACATCAATTGCAATATATAAACAACCTTCTGTTAAACCACCAGAATTTCTTAATGCTAAAATATTAGCCCTAGTATCTCTATGGACGCAAGGCTTACTGTCTGATTGAACTGTTCCCCTAGTAATCGCCATTTTAAACTTCCTTGTAATAATCAACTTCTAAAATAAAAGTATCAGTTCCATTTGCTATTGCTTGAAAGTTAGCCAATTCTTGGGCTATTCCGTTATGGTCTTCTGGGTTACAACCTAATAAGATTTGAAAATAATCATCAGATTTTCTTCCAATTAAACCAGTTGGAACGCTTCCGTTAGCGTACCACCTTAAAGGATCACTTCCAGAAACTCTTTGAACTTGAATTATAGAACCTACTGCCCCTACTGGAACTGTTAATAATTGAACTGTTGCACCTACTGTAATTCTTTCAGAAGCACCTTCTATTAAATCAAGTTTAGTATCTGCTGTTGGTATTAAATTTTCCCAATCCATACTAAAATCATATTTAGGCTTATTACCACATTTACATTTTAAAGTTCCAACTGGCGTATATGGGGCATCTGTTACTGGATCAAAGGCACCTATTAAAACACCGTCTTCATATTTATTAACTGCACAACCTACGCAAACTTCATAATCCCAATCTAAAGGATTAGAATTAACTGCTGTTACTGTCGTTCCGTCCCAGTCAATTTTTACACCTACACCAATTACCGCCCCTTGATTAGTTTCAATAACTAAATAAACATAATATGTATTAGCGGGTAATCCAGTAAAGTCATAAGTTTCAGATCCGCCTAATGGAATAAATCTTTTAGCTGTAAATTGCGGAACTAATTGTGCTATTGTATATGAATCATTTGCACTTGGTGTTGAAACATCTGTAATTGTTACTTCTGTTGGGCTTGTAATTACTACCGTTGCTTCTGTTGTGAAAGTTTCCAGTACGCAATCACATAATTTACTTGAACCGCCACCATTTTCATAATCAATTGGTGGTGTAGGTGGTGTTGAACCCGCTGTGATTGTAGTTACTGCGTTGTTATACCAAGTAAGCCAATACGCATCATCTATTGCGTGATTTGCTTGCTCTAATGCAATTATTGTTGCTTGATCTGTCATTAAATCCCCCGATTATATAATTATCTGCTAAACTTTCTATCTCTATATTCAGCAACCTTTTTTGCCATATCAACTGCTTGGTCGTTGGTCAATTTAGGATTTTCTTTTTTATAGTGACCCGCTGTAATATCTAGCGTTCTTCTATCTCTTTCAGATTGCGGAAGTGATGCCCACTTTTGCTCTGCACCAGTTTTTGTATCTGAAACTTCAATAGAACTTAAATCACGGTCGCCTAATTTATTAACCAGATCCCTTTCAGCTTTGTTAAGCCTTGAATTTCTTGGTTTCATATCAAAATATTTGCCCATAATCTAAGTCCTATAATTAATTAAGAAACTGCTTCTTCGTCCCTTAATGCTTCAATATCAGCTTTTCTTGTATCTTTCCAAGTTCTATGAGCTGTTACCCCCGCTGTATTAATAGCGTAATCTGCCTTGATTCTGTCATAAGAACCAATCGGTTTTGATGTTAAAGTGTCAATCGCACTGTTTTGCCAGTTTAAAAAACCCGCATAATTTGTAAATCCCATAATATCCCCCTAAATGGTTAAAATTTAACTAACTGTTTCTTCTTGCATTTGTCCGTATAAAACAATCTGCCTTGCGTCTTTCCAAGCCCTATGGTTGGTAATCGCTGTAACATTACTGTTGCAAGTTTCCCCGCCCCATACTGAATAAGCTATTGCACAATATTGAATAAACATAAGTTCCCCCTTTTTTTATATTATAGCTTACTTCTTCACTTTTTCCTTGTCTGTATTTTCAGAAGTATCTATTTTTGTTTCACTTTCAACTTCTAGCTTAGAATCCTTTGAAGTGTCATCTTTTGATTCATTATCTGAACCCGTTGCTTCGTCTTTTGATTCATTAAGAAATTCTCGCTTCTTAACTAATCCGCCAGTTGCTGAAATGTTTTTACCTTTTGCTGTTACAAACTCGGAAGGTTTATTGTAGTTTTTTCTAGTAGCTTCAAGAACTTCATTTTGCTTTTCAAGTCCCTTTTTCTTATTAGCTTCAATTTCTTTTATGGTTTTTTCAATTGTCATAATTTCCTATTTAGTTATTTTTAGGGTTTTCCTTCTCTGGCTTTTCTGGTGTTACTACATCACTTTTAGGTTTACCGTCTTTAATTTGTTTTTGCATTTGCTTAACTCTAGCTTCAAGGTTCGTAATCTTAGCATCTTTTTCTTTAAGCATATCTGTATTATTCCACATATTGTGCAACTTATCTTTTTGCCCTTGAAGGTAAGATCCAAGTTCCGTATAAGCTGAAATACCGTTTTTCATAATATTAGTTAAACCGCCAGATAAAACTGCTCGTTCACTCTTTTTCAGTGTATCAATATCAGCCATTACTTCTTGATGACTTGGTAAGTAAAAATCATATACTAACCACTTACGCCTAATTATATTTTCTATTGATGACATTTTAATATGCCCCCCAGATAACCTTAAATGCTTTGCAACTGGTATTGTTTTTCTTTTTCCGTGCCTTTTAGCATCTTTATTATATTTTGGATTTCTAACTGGAAAACCAGTTTCAGTCATTAAAAATTCGCCAGTCTTTGGATCTCTCGCAAATTCTTCTTCTGGAAGTAATACTTCTGTTACATCATTAAATTTAACTAATATTACATAAGCATTTAATGAGTTACTTTTATTAAAGCGTCCGTTCTTGATTTGATTTAAAATCTTTTCGCCTTCCGCTTCTACTAAAGTTCTAAATTCTTCAAATGAGTAGTTGAAGTTTTCGTCTTTTTTAAGTTTATTCGTCATAGTTTTTTACCTTTCCAATACAATTTTACATACAATACATTATTATTTTTTTTTATAATGGAAGGTGTAATAAACACCTTCCAGTAAACAACAATTCCTATTAAAGAATTGGTGATTCTAATCTACAAATTGCTTCATCTCTGTGTAAAGCAAAATCAGAAAAATGACAAGAAGCTACTAACTCTCTAAAGTATTCGACATCTGCATCACTTATTTTTGTTTTGATTGATTGGTCATAACAACCAACAAATGCCCTAGCGGGATCAAATACTGCGTTCATAAAGTTAGCACCGTCATCATCAACAACTGTAGTAACATAAATATCAAGCCCACCGTGTGTAGCGTAATATCCATTTGATCTTTGGCTTGAAGCGTGTTCAATCAGATCAGTATATGAAGTATTATTATTTCCATAAATCGCTGGCAATACCCCAGTCGCTGGGTTTAAAACATCTACCACACCAATTTCAAATGCTGTCTTTTCGTGAAGTACAGAAACTAATCTGCTATCTGTAACACTGTGTCCATTTGTTGATGCTCTAATGTTAAAAGCACACGCTTGTAAATCAAGCTGTGAAGCTGATACACCCGCTGTGTTTAAAACAGAAGTAGAAGTTGAAACAAGTGTAGAAATATCTTCTTCCATACCTAAAACAAATGCTTTAGCTTGTTCTTCCCCAATCTTAGTGTAAGGATCTCTATATCCGAATCTGTCCGCTTCTTCTGTAATTCTTGAAATTACTGTAGATTTAATCGGATTTAACAATGTAAATGTTTCAATGTATTCTGAATATAATCCAAATGTATATTGAACATTTTCTGGTAAAACTAATCTTCTTAGTTCCCCGTCTTTTGTTATTTTTTTTGTCTGTGTGCCTACTGGCATACCAACATCATTGATTAAGTTCAACCAAACTGCTCTTGGTGTCAAGTTAGCACTGGCTGACATCTGTACAATATCTGTTGGATTGTTTAAGTTTCCATAAGTTGTTGTAAATGGCATAATTCCCCCTTAGTTATTAAAGCCCTAATTGTTTCGCTTTAGCATATTGTATCTTAGGATCTAAACTTCTCCTATAGTTATCATCTTCAACAAATCTTTTATTATCTATTGAATCTAAAGCCGACGATCCACCATTTCCACCAGTAGTTCTATTTTGGTTCGGTTGCCCCGCACCACTTTTTCCTTCTGGTCTAAAATATGACGGTCTAGCTGTTTTTAATTCAGATATATACTCATCTAAAGACATATTGCTTTTCGGGTTGGCTCTCGACAACCGAATATTACCTTCTGAATCTTTAACAACTAAATTTCCTTCCACCATATCAACATCACGGCGTATTATGTTTTTGATGTCTTCCGCAACATCTTCATTAATCATTGTTGAAACTTTCCCGAAGGCTCGATCTACAACTTTTAATTCTTTAAGTTCTTGATTCCTAGCCCCTAGCCTTTCTTCTAGATCAGTTATTTTGCTTCCATAATCTGATTTGAACCGTTCTTTTTCTTGATTAACTCGTTCTTCAACCATTTGATTTATTTGTTCTGGATTACCGCCCGCTGATTGGGTTTGTAAATCTCTTAGCTTCTGGCGGTCTTCTTCAATTTTAGTTAAATCAACACCTTTATAAATGCCTAGCTGTTCGCTTAGTTCTGAATTTTTATTTGTTAATTCAGTCATTTTACTTGTTGCTTCTGCTAACTGGGTTTGCACTTCTGCAAACTGTTCTGCTGAAACCGTATTTTCTTCATTTTCTTTAGTCATAGCCGTTATTACCTAAATATATAATTAATTAATCGTTTCACTTGTTCTTCTGACATAGCCATAAACCGTCTAAATGGAACTCTGGAACTATCGCCTTGATTCCACCTAGCCTTCTGTCTATTAAATTCGCCAGTTACTGATATTTTACCAGATATTCCCTTCTTACCTATACCAACTTTAGTTTGAATAGAATTGAGCATATTCCCAGTTAGTTTTAAATCTGGCGGACTGGATTGTAAACCACGCTTCCTTTTATAATCTGCATAGCTTTTAGAATATGGTTTAAAAGTTGATCCTTCTGGGCTTTGCCCCTTTTTAGTTCTGGTTATGATTTCAGTTCTTATATTTGGCAAGGCACTATCTAATCTGGCTTTCACATTTGGGTTTATTCGGGTTATTGCGTCCCTAAAGTTTCCAGATTGTTTATATTTTATCAATGGTATCTCCGATTGGTTTCTTCTATTGTATCACTTAATTCAGTATCGTCTTCGTCTTCAAGTTCATAATCTACTAATATATTATGAAAACTTATTGCTATTTTCTGAACTAAATCTATTTTATCGCCGTCTAAATGGCTTGCAATCTCATCTAAAAAGTCATAAAAATCATCTTTAATTCTATTAAAATCATTTAAAGTTATTGTATATTCTTCAACTTCTTCTTCTTCTTCTAAATATGTAATTCTATAAATCTGTGCTTTATTCTTCTTCATTTGCTACTGGTTCCCAATCGTGGGTGCAATTATAACCACCCCCATAAATAAATACTGGCGTTAAACCTTGCCCGTTATCCATTTGTTGAATTTCTTCATAAGTGAATATCTTACCTTGCCTTTCAGCACAAAATGGTCTGGGCGGTGTTTTTGCTTTTCTAACTTTGATATATCTGAACCTTCTAGTTCCTTTCTTTAAAGATTTTTGTATTACTGAACTTCTTCTGAAACTGGTTAATGCTGTGTGCAAACT